CCTGAATACAATTCCAAAACCAGTTGTTAAGGAAGCATAAGTTTCCAGAAGTTGTTTTGAAACGATTCTATCTTCCTCTACCAATAAAGGTTGAGCATTATATTTAATAACAGCTGAACTTCTATCAACTACTATCTGTTGATCTGTGGGGACTGCCCCATGAATATAATATGCTGAAGATTGTGGTAGAGGAGTTCTCATATCCAATCTCTTAAAGGTAGCCCCGGTATTTTGTGGGGTCTTAAACTCATCCAAATTCATAGTAGCAATAGCTGCATCTTCCCCACCTAATATCCCAAACGGAGCTCTACCTATTCTCGCCATTCTTACCCATACTCTAAGTAAATCCACATAAGTAAAGTTTGAAATACTGGCCACTCCAACAACTGGGGCTGATTCAGAACCATTAGTTTGTTCTCCATTTATAAGAACATCAATAAGTAGAGCATCAATACCATGATTCAATTTTACCCCAAAATCTTGTAAGAAAATGCCCATTACATTAATGGTTACATAATTAGCTACCTCATAAGGTATAGCAATACCTCGTCCCATTTTTCTTACCTTCAATGTCTTTTGACCAAAAGAAATAGTTCCTTTAGTAATGGTCTCACCTTCACCCACATATTTGGGGGCTGCATCTGACATATTTAAATGGGGTATGGTAACTGATGGGTTTTGAATAGTTTGCTCTGCCGCAATTAAATCAGCCCATATAGGAGCTTTTCTTAAACCTAATCTAAGAGCATCACGAATAATTTCGGGAATCAACCATCTTACCGATTCATCAGGTAAAGTAAAAATATTTTGAACAGTGTCAATACTTATATTGATACCCAAGTCCTCATAAAAGGAGTTCATTGAGACACCAAACCTTTTCTGGACAAAATCACCAAAAGATATATCTATTGGATTTTCAGGGTTCATCCTCAAAGCTTTACAAGCCTGGGCCATCTCCTTAACACTGTCCTTATATTGAGACTTCATGTAGGTCTGTTGATTAGCCATTTCTATTTCATTTATTTTAGTTTGTAAAAAATTTATTTTTTGTGGTTACTATGCTTTTAGAACTACTTTAAGTTCATCACCATCAGCTAATGTTTGAACTATGTTCCAACCAACAGTTTTAGCTACTGCACTAGAAGCTAAGTATTCTCTTAATCCAGTAGTAGCATTAAATGAGCCTAATTCAACTGGGCCACAATCTACACCCCCTGCTTCGGACTCACCCACTACTAAAGCAAAGCCCCTCATACTAACAGTTACCATATCCCCATCAGCAGCATCCATTAAAGCAATACCTATTACAGAATGCTCATCTGCTGAATTAGTACCCGCTACCACAGTACCTGCTGCTTCTAGGGCTACCAAATCCCCCGCAACAATATCACCATTGGCTTCAAACTCTAAATTTAATTTATGAGCTTCGATATGTTCAATTATCGTTTTGGTTACGCTTCCTAATGATTCTGGCATTTTATTTTAATTTTAAAGTTTTTAATAAATATAAAAGGTATTGTGGGACATTATTTAATCTTTATTGTCCTTTTTATATAACTCATCTTGAAAACCTGCTGCAGGTTTATTTGATTTCTGAATTTCAGCCATTACATCTGCCATAGATTTTGGCTCTTGCCCACCTTCCTCATCTTCATCATTGGGGTTGGTAATTCCTGAATTAGCTTGTTGTGATGACATTCTGGTGACATTCTTACTACCACAATCCTTGCACTTACCTTGGAATTTTTCTTCTAACTGATTTTTGTATTGCTTAGATAAAGCTGTCAATGTTTCCATTGTACCTTCAGCAATTAGTTTAGTTACTGACTTATCAGCTTTATCAGAGCCCCCTATAGTAAGATGATATAATCTAAGGGACTCCTGTCGTGTTGATTCCAGAACTTTATTATAATTACTCTCAAGTTCATTATGGTTGACTTTCAAGTTATCATAATCATCTAGTTTTATCTTTTGTTCTTTATCAATAAGATAAACTTTTGCATTAGGTTTTTCATTCACAAACTCAGAAAACTCATTGATGATATTTTGTTGTGACTCAGTGAGCTTAAGTTTAGGTAATTGTTTATTTACAGCTTCCACTACTTGTTCTTCAGTGGAATCCGCAGCTAATGAGAAAAACCCAATTAAGAAAGTTAAAAATTCCTTGTTCATTTTTTCAGTGTTTTTATTGTCACTTTTATTATTAATAGAAGTATCAGGTATTGTATCATCTGACAATGATAAAATTTCTTCTTTAAAGGCCTCTTGTATTACTTTATAATCATAATGACTCTCATATTTCTCAAAATCTTCAGCATTAAAACTAGTTGCTATATTATGACGATTTTGTGATTCTTTTGGGTCAACAATTTTATTGTCCTTTATTAATTTTGCATAAGGGTCTGCTCCATGAGGTACAAATGATATTTCATCAAACCTCATTATTTTAGTTACCACCCTTCTTATTAAATTACCTTTTTCATCAAATGTACCTAATTTATTAAAAAACTCATCCTTATCCATTTTGGGATGAGATTGTTCCCATGTAAATAATACAGTAACAGAGACTGAATGAACTGAGGGTGGGTCACTCATTAAGGAACGAGCTAATTTGGGATTAGCTTTACCATCAATTTTTAATCTTACATTTATTCCCCCAGGTACAGAAACACCCTCATAAGTTCGATGACCTTCAAAAGAAGCCTCAAGAACAACACCTACATCATTACCGATAAGTTGCTCATGGTTGTTATAAACTGTCTGACCAATAATTAATTTTACACCTGCTTCTAATACCCCCTTCTTACTAAAATCAAGGGGCCCAATTTTATTAATTAAAATGGCAGATAAAGCCCTAAATAATGGATATACAAAATCCTCATCATTAGGTTCTAAATCTGCTGGCTTAAGGTCAGGATAAAAAGTATTGAAATTAGGAGAACTTGAATCAAATAAACCAAATGATTCTAAATCTAGGGGTTCTCCAGAAGAGCTTATAATCTTAGGATAATCTTCTAACCTACCCTTTATAGGAAACTTATTGGTCAATAAACTATGACCAAAAAACAATTTCTCTCTTGATATTGGCATAAGGGGGTAATTATTTGTTATTAATTGATTTAGTATTGTTAGTTTTATTACATAAACACCCAACTAATTTGGGTAATTGTATAGGTCTTTCAAAATATTCTATTCTACCCTGTATTTTATGACATGAATAACATACCAAATAATATATAAACATTATTATTTAGGTAAATCATCTTTTATACCTTTCCAAGCTTTTACCAATTCAATAAAATATTCAATAGCTTTTTCAAGTTTAGCCATCATTAAAACAGCAAATATTAACAATATATATAAAGTAAGAGGATATACCATGTGCTCTACATTAGTTTTATTACCCTCAATTATTACCATATAATATAATAAAATAATTAGTGATGCTTTACTTATTTCATCAACTTGATACATACCATTACCCCCCTTAAAGCCCAGCAATAATGCTTTTACCTCAATGATTGTTATTATTAATATGAGTACCTTAACAACCATTAATAAGACTATATCCACAAAATTAGCTACCTCTTGCATAATTACCCAGTTATGATTATACCATTTTCATCTAACTCTGTTAATTCACTATTAAGATTATTATTAGATGGTTTAGTTCTTCTTGTACCTTGTGGTTTAGACCTATCTCTTGACCTCCTGTCTGAAGCATCCTTATCCTTTTCTCTATCTTCTTTAGCTCTTTGGTCACCAATAACATTATCATTATTAATGTCAATTCTGGGACCAGGTTGATCTGGTTTTTCTAACCCTAACATGTCCGCAAATTTATCTTGACCTATAAGCCCATATTGATATTGAACCACCAAATTTCTTAATAATATTTCTTGGGCTTGTTGATATTTTAAAGTATCAGTAATGGTAGATGGTTTAAAATCTACACTTAGCCACCTAAAGTTAAAACCCCCCAAAGTAAGAGCAAACCTATATCCAAATAATAAATTCTCTTTTATTATTTCCTGTATATTGGTAAGACTCGCCAACATCTTAGTAAATAATATTGTTATCATAGTTTCAGTAGCTCCAGGTCTTCCCATAAAAGCAGCATCATAGCCCAAAGCGGATGCTATTAAAAACTCATTCTGCTCAAAAATATCTTTAACTCCTTGAGCTGTTCTAGTAGTTGCTTTAAATTCAAACTCATGGTCGTCCTTAAAACCTACATTTACCCCATCAGCCAATCCTTGTAATACCCTCTGTTTTAATTTTATTAAAAGCCCATGCATTCTTGATTCATAAGCTTGTTCACTTTCATCAGCCTCTCTATCAGGCTTATCCATACGTGCATCTAGATAACCCATAATACCCATAATTTTGGAAACTGTCCTTATATTATTTCTAAAATCTTTTTGGTCAACTATAGGGTCTAATGCAGCAATATATGGGGGTATACCATAAGGTAAATCAGTATCCCCATTTAAGGCGTAATATTTAAATTGGTCAGGATTTAATTTTCTTAAATCATTTAATAATCCCACCTTCTTATTTTTAATTTTTTGATAAGGTTGATACCCCCTCTCATTCTTATTTATTACAAACCTTATTCTTTCAGGGTTAATAAATCTGATGCTTTCAAAATTATCAAGACTCATATTAGGAACCCACTCATTTGAAACAGCCCCCCCAATCATAGCTTGACGAAACATCTTATTAGTTATGCCATGCATTCCTGCTGCCCCCATGTGCCAATTTTTAGAGCTCTCTTGTAAAAATAATCTCATTTCATCTATTTGATTAGCTCCTACAGTAGGGTCAAAAGTAATTTTATGACCAGTATTTGCAAGCTTTACAAAATCATTTAAAGCCTGATTCATATCAGGATTAATCTTAGCTAATTTTCTTATAATAGGAACTACTTCAAAATCATATTCAGGTTTAACAATCTTCAACCCATCCCTCAATAAATTTAAAAAATGAGGGTTTTCATTGTCCCTAGATGAAGATGCACCAGGTGAAACAATTATTGATTTTTTATTAATCTTAATTGTTTTCTGAGTTAATTGTTCTTCAAGGTCATTAATCTTACCTACTAATTCTTTATATGTTCTATCCCTTAATATTTTCATTATACTGGTAAAGTTACAGGATTTTTTCTTCTTATTTTCCTAATATGATTAGTGATTGCTTTAGCTAATATAGAGTCATCTGTATAAGTATCTCCCTCAGATACTACATCATCAGATTCAGTTTTACTATTTTTACCCATGGCAACTGGTCTATTTCTTTCATCATAGATAAAGGTATAAGCTTCTTGAATAAAGAAACGGTCTTTTACAACAATTTCACCCACTCTTATAGCTTCCTCTAGTTCTGCTATAATAATAGGCCTATTCTTTCGAGTTGTATACCAACCCGGAATATTTTCTTCTCTTGGCTTTTTCTCACCTTTTTTCTTAACTAATTTCTTAGAATAATATATATTTGGGTAATGAAGTTCTTCAAGTTTCATGGCCACTGATAATCCGATATCATTTGATTCTGGGCCAAGGGTTGCATTCTTGTAAATTTTACCCAAGTGATAGAGAAGTTTTGCAAACCTATCTACAGGTATTTTCATCTTGAAACAACCTGATTCTTCTCCAAGGTCATCCATTATAGTAATAGCAGAGTAATCTCGTGCTCTTCCTGTAGCTACATCAGCTCCTATGCTATATCTTCTACCTGGCTTGGGATCACTATATATTTCTAAGGCATCACCTAAATTACCAATATCTTCATATAAGGGCTTAAATATATTTAGGTTTCGGATATTCAAGGGTTCATACATATCTAACTCTTCCTCAAGAGCCCTGATATCCACTAAATCAAACACTGAATTACCTGATGTTAGAAAGTCACCATCAATTTCTTGAGCAGTCCTTCTTGGGCCTAATACTGACAACATTTCATTATACCAATATGGAAATAATTTTGTTGTATCCCCATCTTTACCTCTTTCAGGATGCATCTGCCATCTTAATCTCATGGGATTAAAAGGATTGCCACCAGAACAGGCTGATACCCACATTCTATGAAAGAAATTACCAATACCGTAAGGAGTAGAATTTAGAATTGCTCTACCACCAGTAGATAGAGTAGGAAAAGCTGCTGCCCATATTTGGTCAGCCCACCTTACAATGGCTGCTTCATCTATCACCAATAATGATAATGCTTCTGAACGACCTGCCTCTTCTGTAGTAGGTATTGAAGTAATTATTGAGCCATTACTAAACTCCATTTCAGATGCAGTACCTATATCTCTAGCTCTCCCATTAATTACTCTTACCTTAAGGTGTTCAGGTAAATTTCTATACATAAATTTAATTTTCCTTAACACCTTTTTAGCAGTCATATCCTTAATTGATATGATGTTAATGTTTTTGTTAGAGTGATACATTGCATACCACAAACAAAACATAGCTATTAATTCCGTCAAGCCCCCCTGACGAAATTTAAGAATAATGTTAAACCTAAAGTGGAGGAAAGCCCAAAGTACCTGAATCTGATATGGGTATAAATCAAATTTAACTTTACCTCTTTGGGTATTAATTACATAGATGAAAGTGGAAAAATAAAAGGGGTCATTAGCAACTTTAACTAAATTCTTAAATTCAGATTCAGTTAAGGGTTTATCAATTACTTTTGTACTATTACTTCTCCTAGGTATATCAGCTACCATAAAACTATTTCTTTAAAATACTATACCCTAATGTTATTTCTGCAAATAGTTCTGGCTCATTACTAATTATTAAATAACTTCTACCTTGAAATCTATATCTTTGTAAGTAAATAGAATAATCAACTCCAACAACTAAATTCTTAATTAAAAATTCATATCCCCCATATCCATAAAGACTATGGCTAAACTTGCTATTTCTATTGCCTTTGACCGATTTAGCACGAAGTTCTCCGCTCTCAGTCCATTGATATATAAAGCGGTCATAGTTAATCCCAAATGAGTTCTTTGTGATTGACCCATCAGGTCGAAGTAAGTCAAGTCTAATTGAGTCCCTATTAAATTCCCCATACAAGAATTTTGGTGCATTTGGATATGATTTTAAAAATATTAATGAATAAGCCTGTCTAACCTCTTGTTCTAAAGAGTCTATAACTAATAAAAGGCTATCATTTAATGATAAATAGGTATTGTCAAAAGTTTTTGTAGAATCCACATAATTAATAACTACAGCTGGGGGTACATAGTTTTTATATTCTGGCTTAGGTAAACGTGAATAATCTACATAAACTGTTGTACTATCAGATTTAAAATCCTTATTCTCCCAATACTCCTTAAGCTCAGTAGTATTATCATCTGGTTGAACTACTATGATATAAACCAAAAGTATAAGGATAATCCCCATAATAATCAAGATAATGTTATCTTTTTTCATGTTCTAAAGGTTTTAAAATATATCTCTCGCGCGTACGCGTATATTACTCTCTAAGAGAGTAAAGATAATAAGTAATCTATTTAAGTATTTTAATGACATCTTGTTCTTCAAATAAAGCATAGCTAAATAAGTTGCCATATATTATAGCAGCTCTCTTAGCTATATACATAACTGAAAAATGTTCTAAGTCAAAAGCTCTTACTTGACAACCAGCAGAATAAGCCCCAACTTTTTCAGTATCATTAATCAGGCTTTCACAATGCATATTAAGTCCAGTTATATCTGTATATAGCTTACCATTATAATCAAATTCACCATCTTGGTCATTATCTCGCCAAACATGAAATACACCAACCATAGATTGTTGCATGGCAAGATACCCTTTATGTTCACCAATTTTCCAACATCTAGGATAATAGCCAGGTGGTAATATAGCTGTTCCATTCACATTACCCATTTTACCAGCTTTAAGCCAATATAAACCTGGTTTAGTACTACCTTTACTCATCAAGTTTATTTTATTAAGAAAAGTATCTTGAAAGGCTATACCTAAAACATCATTCCACTCATCAACTATTGTAGAACGGTTTCTAATCCCATATAAATTGATATTATATATACCTTCATAGAATTTATATCCTTTACTTTGATATAAAGCCTTAATTTGGTCAAATGTTAATTTAAAATTCATAGTTTTTCAATTATATCATGGAACCATTTACCTATTTCATAAGGAGGAGTTTTAGTTACAGTTACTCTACCTTTATTAATACAATAATTATATTTTGTGGGGTCATACCAAATTTTAAATGAGTCAGGTATGCCTTGTATTCGAGCCATTTCTCGTGGTGTTAATACATATCCTAAATGATTAAATTGCCTATTCTGTTTTCTTACAGTAAGTGGATAATCATCAGCAAAGTTTCTGTTAATACCGGGTTGATTTTTTAAATTACCCTTATTAACCGGCCATTTCTTTTTATCCCGAAATTCAGTTAACCATAATTTTCTAACTTTTTTAAGAGATATTCGTGATGAATCCCCATAATACATATTTACCATGAAATCATCATGTTCTCTGACATGGCATAAATCGGATATTGGCTCTATCCCTAAATCTCTAATCAAGTCACCAGAATTTTTTAAAGAAATAGAATCAGGTTTAGGTAATATAAATTCTTTATCATAATTAATAGGTAATGATTTATGTATACCTATTATTACTAATCTGATTCGTGTAATTTGGGAATTTCCCCATAGTGATACTGGGCCGATGAATTGTTTGAGACGATAGTTAGGGAATATTCTTTCAAGATCCTTACCCATATTATCTACCAAGGCCGGTAGATTTTCCATAAGAAATAGGGCTGGTTGATAATATCTTATGGAATCTATATAAACATTTAAGCTTTCATTATTATCAGGATTACTCATTTGTTTGGCTCTTGAATAAGCGAATACAGATGAATGTCCACAATCTGGAGCTCCTATTATAATATCAACTTGGCTCTTGGAATATTTTGCCTTTGTGTTTTTATCAATAGGACAATTAAAATTAATATCCCATTGTATATCATTATGAGTATGAAATATACTTCTTGGTTCTATGTTACCTATAAGAGAGTTTTTGTGAAATGTATGAAGTATAACCCCATTACCCCCACATACTCCCAATGTTTTAAAGTTCATAATCAGGAATACTATTATATTATGAATCATTGAAGTATTGTTAATAACTCAAACCTGACTTAAAATTCATACTTAAGGAATTTAGGTTTTTTTATAAAAAATCTTTTATTATATTTGATTTATGAATTTCAAAAAATATCGAAAAAAAGTTACTGAAAGTATTTTACCATTTATAAATAGGGAAGACCAAGCCTATTTAGCTTTGGGTATTGCAGGAGAAGCAGGAGAAGTTGCGGATGAAATAAAGAAATTCTTACGTAGACATAATAGTAAACATAAACCAACAGGAAAAGCTAAAAAAAGACTAGTTCTTGAACTTGGAGATTTATTTTATTATATAGTTCGTTTCATGGAGCTTAATGATATTAAGTCAAATGAAGTATTTGAAACCCATATAAAAAAATTGAGCCAGATAAAAAAGAAGTATAAAAATAAACATAGAACCAGATGAACAATCTTATGAAGGATATATTACTAATAATGATAATGTGGTTTTGTATATTTCAAATCCTCAATATTATTAATATTAGCCGATTAACTTTAGGGAATGGTATCTTAATTGGATTAGATTTATTGGGTATGATAATAATTGCCTTTTTTAGAGGTTATAATTATGCTAAAGCAAAAAGAACAAAGTAAATGGAACCTTGAACATTGGCAAAAGATAAATGGGAAATGGCATCATATATCAACCCCCACTAAAAATGTTATATATGCTATTGCTAAGGGTCAAAAAATTAAGCATGAGGTTAATAAAAAACATTTTGAGTTCTATAAAATAACTGAAAATGGAAACAGGAGAACACAATAAATATTTCAAGATTGATTGGGATTTATTAGCTCCTTTTAGTCCAGACGAAATAGCATGGCATGAAACTATGTATATGATAAGGTATTGCCATGATATTGTTACTAGTATTAATAGATTTTATAAATTGAAGTCTATTATCATTTATTCAAGAAAAAAGACTAGTCGATGAAGAAAATATGCCTAATTGCTGCCTTATTATCAATTTCATTAATGAATATGAAATGTGTTACTAGGCCTTATATTGGAACTGGGCCAATTCAAACAGTTTCAGTTAAACAAGTGAAGAAACAACAAAAGCGTTTTATAAAATGGAATAATAGTCTATTATATGGTTTAGGTGGAGTTCAGGTGATTTTATATATGTTATTTTTAGTATTACTTAATTATCAACCTAAACAAAAGGCTTTTGATAAGTTTTATGAAGCACTAGAGGAAAGATTAAATAAGGTAGGACCCATAACACTACAAGGAGCTTGGTCTATAACAGGGGGTAATTATAATACATTCATAAAAGAATTTCGTAAAATTATGGAAACTATGATTGAGTTAGGTAAAGCTGAAAAAATGGGTAAAGGGGAATATAGAATTATCAAACCAAATAATCCATTAAAATAAATGATTAATTTAGTAGAAATAACAAAATTGGAAACCTATTATCTGAGTATATATTATGATAAGGGTATTTGGGTTCCAATTCCATTTATAACAATGGATAAAAAGAAATTAATAGAGGTTACTAAAATTATTAAGCCTGAGTGTTTAATATTTGATGTAGGCTTACCTAAACGTATTTATACCGGAAGTTTAACTTTATAAGATAATGGTTAAGATAGAATTAAAACAAATAGGAACAGCTACATATAGAAAAGAAGAAATTTCTCAACTTATTATTAAAGACCTTTACTCGAAAGGCTTTAAAGCTTTAAAATTTGAAAATATAAACCATATAGGAGATGTTTTGATAAGTATAGAAAGTATATCTGGAGTTACCGAAGCCTTGAATAAAACTACTGAACAATCATTAAAAAAATCTAATAAAGGCCTAACTAAAAGAGTTCTAGATATAGTCAATAAAGAGCATAAAATTAGGTTTGGTGTACTTATAAAGATACTACAAGAAGAAGGGTTTATTTCAAAGGGTGGGATGAGTTTTGAAACATATATATGGCATTTAATATGTCATATAAAAACTTTAAACATTGAAGAAAGAGAGGAAAGGGTTAAATCAATATTAACCCTTAAAATTTTACAAGAAATACCTGAAAGTAATCCACAATCGAGTATAATAGAAGCTAAATCCCCCAGGCCTATACCAGAAAGTTTAATTCAGAAAGAGGTATTAGAAATTCTTAAAGATGGTAAACCTAGGTATTCTGGTAATATATTTAGACAAATAACCCAAAAAGTTAATTTAAATAAGGTTCCAATAGCTTATGTAGATGAAGCATTAAATGCCCTAAAATTAAAAGGTTATATTATAAACCCCCGTCCAGATATTTATATATTAAATCAAAAGTAAATAGCTATGAAAATATATGTGCTTCATACTGCAAAACCTAAAGATGAGTTTACCTTTAAAACTATAGACCCAGAAAATTGGTTTATGGCATTGGTTTTTAAAAATGATAAAGAACGTATAACTATAGCTAGGCAAATTCTTAATATGAAACCAAAACCAATAAGGGTAATTATTATGAAAAAGCTATACAGGTGTCCTTCTTGTGGATACTATGCCTTCAATGGACAATATTGTTATGATTGTGGGTATGAGAGCTAACTTCACTATG